AAAAGATTTACATTCCAAAGAAAAGCAGTTTGTTTACTGCGTTAGGATTATAATATGGGATTACTTGATGCAGCTACAAATGCGGTTGGCACAGTTTCAAATACACTATCAAGTTCTGGACTTGCCTCTGGACTTAGTGGAACAGTCAACTCATTAACTAGCAAGTTAGGATCTATTGGATCATTTTTTAAACCTATCAACGGCGTTAAGCTCCCAATACCTAATCCTTTATTTGCTTATGCATCATATGATTATGTAATAGGCATAGGCTGTCTAACTACAAAAGAGATTACAAACCCTGATACTACGTATATGGCTGGAAAGCCTATTAACTTAATTTGTAAATCTGCCAATGCTGACCCTAAGAATCGAGTACAAACACCTTACGGAAAATTTGATTTTTTTGTTGACAACTTAGAATTTAAAAGTACTATTGGTTTAGATTCTGGAATGACAACCAACGTTACTGATATATCTTTTAATGTCACAGAGCCGTACAGCATGGGTATGTTTATGATTTCGTTGCAAACTATTGCACAAAAATTAGGACATGATAACTTCAGAACTGCACCGTATGTTCTTACTATAGAATTTAGAGGAAATAAAGAATCTGGACAGATGGTTAGTATACCTGGTACAAAAAGATTTATTCCTTTTAATTTTAATGACATTAGCATGAAAGTTACAGAGGCTGGTTCTGTGTATACTTGTACTTGCATGCCTTATAATCAGGGAGCATTAACAGACAATGTTGCACAAGTAAAAAGCGATGTATCTATAACAGGAGATACTGTTCAACGCATACTGCAAACTGGAGAAAAAAGTTTACAGTATGTTGTAAATGAAAAATTTAAAGCCACTGCTAAAGCAGCAGGCGAAGGAACTATTCCAGATGAAATAGTAATATTGTTTCCTCAAGATACTGCTTCGGCAAGCTCTGGATCAAGCAGTTCTGGGGAAAGTACTGGATCTGCAACTACAACACCTGGTACAGCCAGTACATCATCATTACTTGAGAAATTAGGTGTATCTAGAAGTACATTAAATTCTACATTAGTTCAACAATCATCAGAAGTTAATGTAATAGGAGATGCTGATTTAGGATTTAGTGATGCAAGAAAAGGCGATACTCCTGTAGGAAAAGAAAATACAGTGTGGGACCCTCAAAAGAAAATCTTTGTTAGATCCAATAACACAGTTGACGTTACAGTAACTGATATGAAGTTTGCTCAAAACGACGATATACCTAACATTATTAATCAGGTTATATTAAGTAGTAAATTTGTTACAGAAACGTTAGACACAAACAACTTAACTAAAGACGGATTTAGGAACTGGTGGAGAATTGATGTACAAAAATATCCAAACGGTCCTGTTAACAAGACAACAGGTGATGTACCATACATCTATGTTTATAGGGTTGTACCGTACGAAGCACATGCTAGTAGATTAGCAGCACCTAATACTAAAACTCCAGGGTATGAAAACTTAAAATTGCAAGCAGTTAAGCATTACAATTATATCTATACAGGTAAGAATGTAGATATTATTCGATTTGATATTACTCTTAACGCAGGATTTGCTGCAATTATGGGAGCAGACGGTTTAGAAAAATCACAAGACGCAAAGACTGCTGCATCTAGCAGTAATGATCCTGAACCAATAGTATCAGGAAACCCATTGGCCCCAGGCAATTCTCCGTCTAAAATGCCCGGCGTGATTCCTACCATGGTAAAATATGCCGGTACAAATACTGGATCTGACAGGAGAGGAGGCGGTGGAAAGGAAACTCCGGGGCACCGTGCAGCAAGACTGTTTATGGATGCAGTTACAAACACGCAAGAGCTTGTTAATTTAAATATGGAAATTATAGGCGATCCATATTTTATTGTACAGAGTGGAATGGGAAACTACACTTCTCAAGGAACACAGTTTAAAAATTTAAATCTAGACGGCAGCGTTAATTATCAAAACGGTGAAGTTGATATTATAGTTAACTTTAGAACTCCGATAGATATCAACCAAACAACAGGCTTGTATAACTTTGGTGGCTCAAGTAAAACATCTCCAGTTATTGCGTATAGCGGATTATATCAAGTTACAAACGTAACTAGTAAATTCAGTGGCGGACAATTTAAACAAACACTAGTAGGACAACGCAGGCCACAACAAGAAAACCCAGTTGAAGGAACACCGGATAAAACATTCTCCACAGGTAATCAAAAGGTGGATAAGACTAATCCTGACGGTGATAAAGAATAATGAGCAATACAGACAGTAATTTTATATCTTCAGGTAGCCCCGAAAGTCGGCCAGGCCCGTTTCTTGCTAGGGTTATTAGTCATCTAGATCCTACATATATGGGAGTTTTAGAAGTTGAAATTCTAAGACCAGGTGGCGGTAGCAACGGAACAGGGTCGATACATGCAGTTAGTTACATGAGCCCGTTTTATGGAGTAACTAGCATTGCACATACTTCTGAAAATAATGATTACAATGGTACACAGAAGAGTTATGGCTGGTGGGCAGTTCCTCCGGATGTTGGTTCGACAGTAATTGTTATTTTTATTGATGGAAACCCCAAATACGGTTATTGGATAGGTTGCGTTCCGGATGAAAATATGAATTTTATGGTTCCTGGACTTGCCGCCTCAAGCCAAGTTGTAGACGAAACACAGCGTATGCCTGTTGCTGAGTATAATAAAAAAGCAATAGAAAGCGAATCGGTTGTAATTACAGATCCGGAAAAAAGTAAGAAACCAAAACACCCACTAGCAGACGTCTTAGACATACAAGGATTGCTAGCAGACGACATTAGGGGATTAACAACAAGCAGTGCTCGTAGAGAAACTCCTAGTATGGTGTTCGGTATCAGCACACCAGGGCCATTGGACAAGCAGCCCGGAGCGCAAAAAGGAACTATTGGTAAAAAAGAATGGGAAATTCCGAACGCACCTGTTAGTCGTTTAGGCGGCACAACATTTGTAATGGATGACGGTGATGACAAATATTTGCGTAAAACATCAGCAAGCGACGGCCCACCAGAATATGCTCAAGTTGAACAAGGCGAAACAGACGGTGATGTAACTATTCCGCATAACGAACTTTTTAGAATTCGTACTAGGACTGGACATCAAATTTTATTACATAACAGTGAAGATTTAATTTACATTGGTAATGCTCGTGGTACTGCCTGGATTGAGCTAACAAGCGATGGTAAAATTGATATCTATGCAGAAGATAGTGTTAGTTTACATACAAAACAAGATTTAAATTTTTATGCTGACAGAGATATCAACTTTGAAGCCGGCCGCAACTTTAATTTAAAAGTGGCAGAACGTCATCAAACTGAAGTTGGTGCAGATAAAATCTTAATAGTAGGTGCAGATAACACAATTAAAGTTGCAGGAACAAATAATACAACATCAGGCGGACTGTTTCAAGTTAAATCATCTGGAACTAACATTGATGGCGGAGAAATACATCTTAATTCAGGCAAGTTTGCTGGTGACGAACCTGAACCACTATCCACATTTGCTAATCCAGCAGAAGATGAATCAACAATAGACAGTATTATGTTGCGTATTCCTAGCCATGAACCTTGGCCGCATCACGAAAATTTAAACCCTACTGATTTTAAACCAGAAATGACAGATAGAGAATCGGGGTCGGATATTGCTGTTCCAAGCCTATGGAAAGAATATACAACAATAACTGATACATTCCAAAAAGTTAAAGGAGCAGACTAATGAGCTCGAACGCAAATTTATATAAAAAAATAACGTTGCCCAGCGCGGCAAACAACAATAGAGACGTAATGCCTAAGATGTACAAAGGGTTTAGTACCGTTAGTACTGATACTGAGAATTTTAGTCTTTATGACTTAGATCTTATCAAGCAAGATTTAATAAATCATTTCTATGTTCGCCAAGGCGAGCGCTTGATGAATCCAACTTTTGGAACAATTATATGGGATCTGCTGTTTGAGCCATTAACGGAACAAATTAAAAACTTAATTTTGCAAAATGTTAATCAGATTATAAACTATGATCCTAGGATAAAAGCAGAAAAAGTTACAGTTACAGGCTACGAATCAGGAATACAGATAGAGTGTCAACTAACATACTTGCCTTACAATGTAAGTCAAAGCATGAAATTAAAATTTGACCAAACCAACGGGTTGTTAGCTCAATAAACTACCCACATAATTTTATTCAATAAATATAAGATAATAGGGATAAGACATGAGCGCAATTGACAGACAAAATCGTTTACTAGTCGCAGAAGACTGGAAAAAAGTATACCAATCATTCCGCAATGCGGATTTCCAAAGTTATGACTTTGAAAACTTACGCCGCACAATGATTGATTACATCCGTCAAAACT